TTAATTAGGAAGTTTGAGTTCCATGCCAGCATAGAGTGGTGTACTAATATCCATATCGTTAAACTCTGCTAGTTCAAGATATCTTGTACCGTCTCCTAATGCTCTTTCTGCAACCTGCCAGAAACCTTCTCCTGGTTCTACTATTGCATATGCTGTCTTTTCTTCCGTATCCTCTGCCATTTCTTCTGATTCATTTTCTGTTGTATCATCTTCTGGCTCATTATGGTATCCAGTAATACAGTTATCATCAACAAATCCTGTACCATCACCGATAAGATAAGGATGTCTGCTTCCTTCATACACATCTGTAATTACTCCATCTGTGTAATAAGGTGCAGCTCCATCCGTCCAATCGCCTGCTGTGTAGTAGATTCTGTTGTAGCATACATGATCTCCTTTGTTGTACATTGTGCCAACATCTTCAATTTCTCTCTCCGGAATAGGCACTTCCGGTTCATAGTCTGGTGCAGCTGTTTCTGTAAGTTTTGCAAAGTTGTCTTCATTTATATAATTATTCATATCAGTCCTTAACGATGAACCGTCAACTGTTCCATCTGAGCAGTACTGCCATATTTCAGCCCATTCTACAGGACAATTATCAGGTCCCCAGATAGCAAGCCACTTCTTGTCTGTAAGTGCTTCCCTGTCAAGTATATTCTCAAACCAATTAAGATTAGCATATGTGCCTACTGTCTCAAAACCAACTGCTTTTAAATCATTCATGACAATCTGACAGAATCTTGTGTAATCTTCTCCATGTTCATAAGGGTTTTTATTATTTCTTACCTTATAACTATCCGCATCTTCCTGATCAATGTAAATGCCTAATTTAGGGTTAAATCCTGCTATCATTCTTAAGATATGTGCTGCTTCGCTGTGTGCTTCATCTTCATTTAATGCATAACTGTAAAGATATACGCCATAAGGCTTACCTATTCTCTCAAGCTCCTGCATGTTCCTTATAGCCTGCTTGTCATCCTGGCTCTCATAATTAGATCCGTAGCCTACTCTTACTATTGCAAAGTCAATCAATTCCTTGATAACATTCCAATTGAGTGTTCCGTTATTATCACTTACATCTATTCCTACGATACTCATATTATTTATCCTCCTGATTATCAATTGTTGTTTTCTGTTCAACCTGACTCTTTAAATTCTTAACAATAGGCTGCAAGAATGGTGGAAGTGTTACACCGATATCATTGATGTTTTCCAATATGCTTATAATTTCGTTGCAAATCAGCCATATTGCCACAACACAAGCCACAAGAAATGTAAAAGGTAATGTTATACCTACAACTCCTGCAGAATAAGAAAGGAGCTGGTCTACTATTACACCAACTCCTACCAAAAGCCACATACATATTTTCTTTGCAATTCCTTTTATTCCTTTGTAGCTGTCAATTTCCTGCTTCCTGAATTTTGACGCTGCAACACCTGTGAAATAATCTATTAGATTACATGTTACCAGTAATAACACTGGAACTGCTAAGATTCCCAGAGCACTTAATATAATGCTCCACACCGCTGTTACAATCACTTTTAATTTTTCCATAAATCAATATCCTTTCTGTTGCACTGGTGCAACTTCAATTTTTCTCTTGTTACATGTTCACAAAACAGTAATAATATTAAATATGATGGTGCAATTACTAAGGCAGTATCTGAAACTTAACTAAATATAAGCGTACCTGTAATATAATCGTCTTTCTTAAATTCAGTAGTTGCCCACGCTCCTTTATTACCGTCTTTTGTATAATATCGAGCAAAAGCATAATTCTGATTTGCAGAATTATATAATAATGTCGTTCCATATCCGACCAATTTATATCGAACTATACCTGTGGAATCGTATGGAGTATAATTACTTTCCAATATTTTATTAAAGCTAGTAATACCCATATTCTTAAGGACTGTTGTCACATCATAATATCCGGTAAAATTATTCTGTGCAGAATCTGGTGTTTCAATTTTTGAAGCAAAGTATAAAATCCCTATTTTGGTAGATTTATTATAATAGCAATAATTATAGCCATAACCTTCAAGAGTACCATTTATACTTGCAACATTTTTGCAAAAAGAGTTTTTAACGTCAATATTGCTGTTTAGTGCACTTACCTCGCTTCTGAGATTCGCAATCATGTCATTGTTATCTTTAATTCCCTTATCCATTATGTTAAGGTTTGTTGGGTTCCACGGTGTTTGCCCCGTCCAACCTACTCTTTTGTAAGAAATAAATCCTGTTAAACTCATAATTACATCTCCTTAAGTGCTGCCATCACCTCTGCTTCAAAATTAGCAAAATCTGTATCGCATTCTTCTTGATTCTCAATATATGCTCTTCTGTCTGCAATTCTCTTATTAATAGTTATCTCACCTGCGGAAGGTATGCTGGCTGAAAATGTAACTACAGCCTTTTCCTCTATAGAACTATTTCCATTCATTGATGTATTCTTTGTTGTATTTAACATATTGTTTTCCTTTCTACCGCTGTGCGGATTTATATTAATTATTTGCTATGTCTTTGACATAGTCTTCTAATTTCCACCATTCACCATGGTGCCTTATATAGTAATAACCCTCTATATAACAGTTATTTCCACTTATATCTACCGTACCAGCTGTCTCACTATGTCGTATCCAATCCATTAAGTTATAATATGCATCACCGCTTCTGATATAATAATAATCATCAACATATATTCCATCACGGCGAATGCTTACAGCATTTCTTGTTCCGTCTTCGTTTGACAGATTTATAAAATGTCCTTGCATTTTCAGATAGGCGCCAGTGCTACTTTTCATAAGGTATTCACCACCAATAAGAGTAGTGGTCATTGTAATACCTTCTTCAGTTACATTTACATTTTTAAATGTGCCTTCTAAATCAGCATTAACAGCTTTTAGCTTCTTACAGTCTATCGAACCATCTGCTGAAATAGTAGTATTAGTAGATGTAAGCGTGAACAGATTACCATTGATATTAACAGACTTATTACCACTAATATTAATTGTTCCACTTGCATTAAGTGTTATATCATCTGCAATAGCTTCAATTGCAGATTTAAGTTCCCCTGTCGTTGGATCTTTCTTAATGTATGCTTCAAGGCTTGCTGTTGTAGCATAATTGTTAAACTTAACATCAATATCTTCTGGTGCTGGAGAATAATCTGTAGCTTTTGTACCCTTTTCTATTTTTAGCTTGTTTGTATCTACATGTGCAAAGCTAAAACGCATATATACAGCATTAGAAGGAACTGGCAGAGAACCTCTTACTCCAGTAGATTTATCTGCTACTCCGCTGATAAACTTTTTATTGCTGTCATAAAAACAAGTAGCCGGTGCATTACCCAGATTGGTCCATCCACTCGCTACATAGTTTTTCCACTTAGACACATCTATGTAGTTCGTCAAATCCCAATAGTTACCGCCATCTGTTATTATGCCAGTGGCTGTTATATACTTATTAGGAGTTACAGTGCTCTTTATGAATCTATTGACTCCACCAATTTGCAGATTATTAATATCATTTTTAGTTGCATAGGTGCCAGATACTTCTAGCTTAATACTATTACTTTCCTTAGTTATTGCTTGTGTTATAGCGTTATTCATCTGCGTTGTTGTACTATAATTGCCCTTTAAATCCTGCTGAGTTAATGACAAACTGCTACTTATGCTATCAAGATTGATTCTTAATGCAGAATTTTGCTTCAGCATATAAGCTGTTTCCGAATTTGGGATCTCTTTCCAGCCATGGCTTCCATCCTCATTGCGGATGAACCTCCATGCTCCGCCTTCGTTCTCCCAGTAAGCAACCTTTCCAATATACTTATCCCACTCAGTATCGTTGTACTGCCATGTTTCTTCCCTTGGAAACTGGGTATCTGATGGATAAACAGGAACACACCAATCCCAAGCCGGATAATTATCCTTCGTTGGCACATAAGATATAAGGTATATCTCATCATCGTACTTGGCCAGATTAGACAGACTTACACTGTATTCCTGCAGCGTCTGATTAACATTAGAGAATTTCTCCTTAACACTGGTTCCGTCTATGTTTTCTGTCCACCAAAGCTTCTGTGTTATAAAATCATCAGACTGCTTTAATAAGCTTCCCCATTCGGAATAATCCTTTCCAGAGCTGGTCTTTATATTCTGCAGAAGAACATTAAGTGCCTGTGCTGCATCATCCAGATATATCTTGTTGCTCTTAAGCGTATGGGTGCCATCATTGTTAATAACATTAAAAAGGCTTGCTATATCCAGCTTCCCGGCTGATATATTTGCGTCCTCTTTTACCATGTCATTACGAATTATTTCACGCTGCACACCTTGTTCTGTAAGTCCTAACGCGTCAAACATCAAGCTGCCTTTTGCATCCCATACATACATGTTATAGTCGCCTGACGCGTCTTTTCCAATCTGAACGCGAAGCCTTGTACTATCACTAATTTGAATAGTGTTATCCGTCCACTGTGATTTGCCGTCTTTGCTATGTACCTTTACATCTGTTGTGTCAATATCCAGAGCCTTTATCTTCTTTGCATCTAAGGAATCTATCATTGAATCCTTTATCTGTGCTGTACCTATCATGCTCACAACACTGTTTGCAAAGTCTGTAGTAATGCTTTCGCCTGTGGCAGAGCCAAACATCAGCGTTTTTACTTTTTCTACTCCAACAGTAAGATCATTAACCTTTCCTGTTATTGCAGTAAAATCATTTGTCTTGAACTTCTCAAATTCTCCAGAAAGGCCTTTTAAATTTTCTATTGTTGCATATGTAATCCTTGCCGTTTCTGAATCAAGTTTATTGGTTTCAAGTTCTCCTATCTTACCTGATGCACTCTGTAACTCACCTGTAACAGTTAATACTTCTGTTTTAATGCTCTTAAAGCTTTCCGTTTTAGATACTACATCATCAATATTTGTTAGTTTATTGGCATCCATATCATCTATGGAGCTGCCATCTACTGTTCCATTGTCAGTTGTAATATTATTCACTGTGTCTGCTGCATCGTTAAGTTTCTGCTGCATCTCAGTAAATGTGAGCTTAAGGTTAGCGATTTCACATGTATCTTTACTAGGATCATCAGGATATCTTGATATCTTTTTTATTCGTTGCTTAATCTTCGTCTTAGAAAAGCTGTCTATTAATACAACTTCATCTCCAATATTGTAATTCTTATATTTCTTGCTGTTCTGAGACAAATCAAGTATTGAACAGCTATATGCAATATATGGCTGTGCCATATCTGCCAGCTTCTCGGCAGCGTCTTCTTTCAGACTTTGCGGATCCGTATATCTTTCATCCTTCCATATATATGTCTTATTTTTAGAACTATATATATGATTTTCCAATACGGTACTGCCATTATTTACACTTTCAATTGTCAGTCCATCTTTTCCTATTGGATAAATCCTTGTATAAAAATCATTTGTATTTGCCTGACTCTCTAAAGATATCAAGTTGATCTGGTCTGTAAAATATGCTCCCTTATACGAACCAATTTTTTCCTTTAATCTGATAACCTTATTTATACTGTCAATTTGCATTTCCAGCATATAAGTATCAACTATCTTTTTTAATATTTCCCATGATGAGGCATTTGTCATTCTTATGGTACGCTTCTTTTTTACATCACATTCGCATGTCCACCCAGTACCAGCAAGAGCTAACTGAGCTGCCTCCAGTGCTGTTTTTTCAGTTGTATCAAAAGATATAAAAGGAGTCCCTTCCAGCTCGTCAATGTTAAGTTTTGCTGTTACTGTATATGTACCATCATCAGCCAGTCCGTTTTTCTGCTTTATTACATATTCATTGGTTCTGGTCCTGATTATATCCTCCAGTGCCACAGAACATTTCATAGAAACATTACATGTTAATGTCTTATCTCCATAGTCAAGCACCTCTTCAATACACAGATTCGAATATTCAATTAGCGGCTTTTTCTTGCCATTTTTATCAATGTATTTCAGCATAGCCGCTCCTCCTCTTATTTAATCATGAACAATAATGCCGACATATCCTGTGCAGTAAGAATATCATACTTAGGATCTGTTTCTGTAAGCTCAATAACATTCATCGTTACTGTTCTTATGCCAAAATCTTCATCAAGCTCATAAAGTTCTTCTACCTTAGAAATTGCCTCTTTCTTTATTGCATCTGTTTCAAATGTATATTCTTCAGTGCCGTTCTTCTCATTTTTTAACATAATTGGTACACCGCCATCATCTTTCAGACAAGTCTCTTTGAATATCTTTTCACGGTGTTCTTCAACTTCTTTATACTTTTCAAGCAGCATCTTCTCATTGCTCGCTATAGAATAGCTTAATGCCACCGGAAGCTTCTTATCATAGACCTTCCGTAATCCAATTATCACACTTTTTATTTCACCTAACTTAAGTTTCATATTGCCTCCTTAAATATATCTTGGATAATAGCTTAATTTTGCACTGCATGTGCTCCCCAGCTTAATCGTAATGTCTCCAGGGCTTGCCCTTGGAAAGCTCCATAAATCAACCTTATCAAATATATCTTCGCCGTTTTCAGTTACTATGCATGATTCTCCGTCAATCAGAATATTTGTGTTTCTTCCAACATTGGAAATTGTAATAATATCTTCAGTTAAACCTTCTACTGTGAGACTTCCTAGCGCAATATCTGATGTTAAAGAAAGCACAGCAGGAGTTTCTGCTGTGCCTTTAATAGTTGTTGTGTATTCTGTTCCTGTGAAGCTCTCATTAACCGGCTTTCCAAGTTTTGCATGCCCTGTTAATGTCAATTCATAATGATATAACCATCTTTTCTTTAATTCTTTTTGTTCATTAGCTATATCAAACTTATACAAGAATTCCATGTCATCAAGTTGAACAATTCCTGTCTCAAAATCTGCCATCAGAGAACTCATTAGCTTTTCACAATCTTCTTTACTTTCAGATTTAACAAGCATTTCAATGTATATCTCAAATTCAGTATACTTTGTCTTCTTATATTTAGCTGGGTCTATTGCACCATCAAGCCAATTATTATATACATTCACCGTCCGGGGGTTTACCGTCTGGCTAAGCCATACAACATTAAGACCATATTTAGTCCTTAAATCTGTACCATTAACTATCATCGTGCTCCTTTCAGTCTAAGTGCCGCCTGATTCATGAAATAATCAATATCAGACTTATCATTAAACTTATAATTTCCATTAAATACATTTGTGGTGTTGCTTGTTGTGCTAGATGTACCTGCTATAGCTGGTGTAAATTTCATTTCCCCCGCCATACTCTGTACAGCATTAGTTATTTTACCCTTCTGTTGCTCTATCTGCTCTGCCATTCTTCCTATAAAATCAGGCATCCAAGTTTCATAATCGCGCAAAGGACCTTCATCTGGTCTTGAAAAGTGAAGAAAGCTCTTAATTTTATTGCCTATACCTATAACAGCATTTTCAACATTACTTACTTTTGATTTTATTCCTGCTACAAATCCATCAATCATATCTTTGCCCCACTCTGTCATTTTGTGTGGTAAATCACGAATATAATCTATTGCAACTTCAATTCCATCTGTAATATGTGTTCCTATGCTTACAGCTCTTTCTTTTATGTCAGACGCAAATCCTGTAAATGCATCCACTACTTTTTCTACAAAACCATTTACAAAATTTCTGAATCCTTCACAGTTATCATATAATAGTTTAAAAGCTCCGGCGAACGGATTCACTAAAAGGAGCAAAAGACCTTGCCAGTTATCTTTAAACCAAGATATTACAGCGTCAAAAGCATTTGGAATAGTTTCAGTAAAAAATGTGCTTATCTTATCCCACACTTCTTTTGCAAAATCTACTATTGTTCCTACGACAGCATTAACACCATCTCTAAACCACTCGCATTTATTATACAAAAGTACAATTGCAACTATCAGAGCTGTAATTCCTGTAATTATTAATATTATAGGATTCGCAGCTAATACAGCATTTAAAGAGCTCACTATAGGTATCAGTACCTGAACAACTTTTATTATTGCCGAGACTCCACTAGCCATTTTACCAATAAATATAAAAAGCGGTCCTATTGCTGCCACTAATGTGGCAATTATCAATATGATGTTTTTTTGTTCATCTGATAAGCTTCTGAACCATTGTGCAAAATTTTTAATTGCTTCAACCGTACTATTTATTTTAGGTGTTAATGTTTCCAATAAAGTTGAACCTAAATCTGCTCCGGCAAGTTTGAGATTATTAGTGGCAATTGTTGCCTCGTCCCATGGGTCTTGTGTTTCTTCAAATGTTTCTGATACTACAGAACCATAGCTTTGCAATGATGCTGCTAAATCGTTTATATCTAACCTTCCATCTCTTATAGCTTTCGACATTTCAGCAGCACCTTTACTTCCAAAGGTTGATGACGCAATATTTAATGCTTCTGTATCACTTTTTGCATTTTTTATTGATGATATAACTTCTGACAATGCTGTATTTAATGGTTTCCCGCTGTCAGTAAGATTAGTAACAGCCTTCTTTAGTGATGTTATACCAATTGTTGTATCCACACCACTTGCTTCCATCTGAGCAAGTAACATGGTAGACTGCGTAAGGCTAAAGCCTAGCTCCTGCAATGATGCACCATTTGTTTGCAAGCTGTTTAATAATGTGTCCATTGATATTCCCGTATCTTGACCAACTTTAGTAAATAGGCCTAGAACATTAGATGTTCTTGATGCGTCAATACCAAACTTGGTCATTATTGCATCGGTTGTATCTATAGAAGCGTTCAGATCTGTTCCATTAATTTGTGCAAATTTTAAAAATTCCTCTGATAAATCCTGAAGTTGTTTTCCGGTTGCCTGAAATCTTGTATTAACTTCACCAACTGCTATTCCCACATCGTCCATTGATACAGCCATTGAGCTATATATATCATCAGCGACATCATTCAGTTCTTGCAGTGCCTTTCCTGTTGCGCCTGTTTTTGTAATAATCGTATCATATCCATCATCCAGCGACATTGCCGCACCTATTCCTGCAGCTCCTACTCCTGCAACAGTAGCTGTTAATTTCGACATATTTTTGCCAACACCGCTTGTCTTTTGGCTTATACCATCAAATGCCTGTCCCGCTTTTACTAAACTGACATTGCTCTGTGCCGCTTGTTTCTCCAAGTCTTTCAAACTCGTTTCACAACTCACTATTTCCCTTTTTAAGGCATCATAAGCTTCTTTCGATGTAGTAACCTTGCCACTATCTATTTTATCCTGTGTTTCTTTTAATGTCTTAAGTTTATCCTTAGTCTCTGTAACAGCCTCTTTAAGAAGTTTATGCTTCTGTGTAAGAAGTTCTGTATTACTTGGATCTAATTTTAATAATCTCTCAACATCTTTTAACTGAGATTGGGTGCTTTTTATCTGCGAATTAACCGAACCAAGTGCTTTATTAAGACCTGATGTATCGCCGCCAATCTCTATTGTTATTCCTCTTATTTTTGTTCCAGCCATACTTATCTCCTATAAAGCGTCTATATCCTCCTGCGTTGCTTTTCTTGCATACTCACAATCATCGTTGTTATATTCAATAAACATATCATTCACCAATCCTATGCTTAACAGCTCTAAATCTGATATTGATATCCCTAACTGAACAACCCTAAGCAAATACAAAGGAGTATTAAGTTCTCTGTCAATCTCGCCTACACTTTTTTTGGTTCTGATTCCTGATGTGTTTCAATTTTCCACATGTCTAATATCTGAGGTAAAATCTCATAAATATCAAACATTTCAAATTGATCCAGCCACTCCTCTATATTATCTGGCTGTGACGGGTCTCCATGTTTAGCCATAACATATGCGATGTTCTCAAACATTTCCAAAGATGAAAGAGGCAGAGTGCTTGACTTAACATAAGCCCTGCCCTCTGCTTCCGCCTTTTTCTTTTCTTTCTCTTCCAGTCTGTTTGATTTATCCAATTCATCTGCCAGCTTTGACATGTCTTTAAACAAATCCCTTGAAAACATCAGTCGATATATTCTTGGTACTGCTGCTGAGCTTCTAAAGTGGCATACTATACCACCAATTTCTATATTTCTTTTTGTTGCCATAATTATTCTCCTTATGCAGCTTCAACCGGTGAAACAACATTTTCAAACCATGTTTCCAGTGAAGTAGTGGTTTCCTCTGTTGACTTGGCTCTTACCAGTCGTTTCTTCTTTCCACCAACAGTAAAATCATCACCGGCAACAGATATTGTGAGCTTATCCGTCTGCGGTGTTTTCTTATCCTCATTGGTCTGTGCATCAACATTCGGTCTTGTTGCTGTACAGCCATAAAACCAGAACATTGTTTCTTTTGCATCTCCATCGATCTGACAGCCGAGCGCAAATTCTACTGTCGGTGCATCTGCATCTTCAAACATAACTTTATTGTTATCTGTGTACTCTTTAAATATCTGTGTTCTGAATTCATCCGTAACAAGAGCAATCTCAAGATCTCCTTCATATCCATTATTAGTCGAACTGACAGAATACTTGATACCATCCGCATAAAATGGTTCAAGTCCTCCCTGTGGACTAAGTGACATATTTACCGCTCCGGGTAACTCAAATGGTGTGTCATATGTCCCAGATGCCTTTTTTACTGCAATATGTACATTTTTAAGATTGTACTTAACCTTATTCTTTCCCATATCATACCTCCATACTAAATATTTGCTCATAACACTTTTCTGATTCAATGTATACCTCCGTCTGCTGCCATGGTATCTCGTTATCATTAAGTGCCTTTTTTACTTTGTTTTCCGTTTCTATATCTTTACTCTTCGTATACAGCTCAATATTAACTGCATGAATTTCATGAAATACTTTTCCATCTGCAAAAAAATTATCTGTATCTGCATCAACCATACATATAAAGGGAAGCCCTGGCGACTTCCCTTCTTCAAACGCTCTGTATGTTGTTGGAATACTTGTTGTGCTTAATATTTTTATCAAATCTCCAAGCGTCATTTTCCTAATCTCACCTTCACTCTGTTAAACAAGCTTTCGCTTGCTTTTTCTTCCGCCGGAGCAATATGTGGATATGCTTTCACTCTTCCACCGCCAACCTTCGCATGTCCATTTTCAAGAAGATGCGTTAAGCTTGCTCCTGTTCCCTTTGCATATACAACTGTCCGGATATCATCTTCACTTTCATATTGAACCTTTGATGTCCAGCTCTTCTTATATGCTCCCGTATCCTCTGGAGCAGCCTCCCTGATATCTTTAACACATTGCTTAGTTGTTGTTTTCACCTCATCTCGCAGAGTCTTATTTACTTCTCTTGAATAATTGCTTAATTCCTGTGCTACGGTTTCTGACAAACTATCTATTCCTATCTTCACATTATTCCCACCTTTTCTTCAAGATAAAGTTCAATCGTCTCATTATCAGACTTATATGTACGATATATGCTGTATGCTTTCTTGCAAAATCTGCATTCACTCTGACCGCTATAGTTCGCTGAGGCTGTCGTAAATGCTAACTGTGCTTTATGCCCGCTATTACCGGCATTATAGAACTCACTCCGTGTAACAGATATTTCTTCAACCCATACAGAATCAACCTTTTCTCCTGTCTTAATGCTTTGGTTCAGTTCATCATTTTCATATACAGGCGTTATAAGTTCAAGATATCCCTCCATCACTTAACTCCTTCCTGCTTAATTTTCGGTTATTAAGTGCCAGCCTTAGCATTCTCGGCATAGGTTTATCCTCTTTCCTGTTTCGGTACAGATATGATGCATACATTTCAACAAGCATACCGTCCTCAATATTATCAAGAACGGTTATGCCTTCCCTTGCGATGGCAGCTCTGGCCAACTCAATGTAATTAGTCAAAAATACTTCTCTTTCTGGTGGAAGTTCAACTGATATGCCTATATCCTGTTTCATGATTTCCAATATGCTTGCGTTGTCCAAAGCTTATCACCTCTCTTACTTAGCTGTATCTGTTGGAAATGTTACCGTTGTTGTCGGTGCTGCTGATGAAATTGTGAGTACACCAAATGCCTCAGCAATTGCAGGCTTTCCATCATATCTCGCAGTTCCCTTAAATACAGTCTGGTCCTGAATGAATTTTACATGCTCTGACTGGCCTATTTCTGTGCCTGCTCTCTGTACAAGTAAATATGCTGGTAAATATCCAAATACAATATTGTCATCTGGTACAAATGAAAGTTCAATGATATCTCCATTGATAAGCGGCATTGTATTATTCATACCAGCAACAATAAGAGCGTTAGTATTCTTATCAAGGGACTGAATCTTAATCTTATCATGTGTTTTCTTATTCATCAGCCATACCAGACCATCTTCAATGTAATCATTTTCAATTACACCTGAATTAGTGAGTATTTCTTTAAAAAGATTAAGTCCTGCAGCACCTGTTCCTGTAATTATATGTGATTCATGTAAATCAGCCCATGGTCTTGCTGTTGCGCTATATGTTTCAGGCTGTGCAGCCTGTGCTAATCTTGTAACTATACCTAATGGCATCTTTGTTCCTGTTCCATATACAATAGCTTTATCAAGTGCTTTTCCAATTGCCTTACCTAATGCATCAATGATAGTAGAAGCAAGGTCTACATCATTATCTTCAAGTATAGAATTAGGCACTGGAATAAATCCTCCCACCTTGTAGCCATCAACTTCGTCATCGTAAAACTTAAGATCAAGTTCATTAAGTGTTCCAACCATTTCTGTCCATATTGCTTCCGGTATTGTGCCAATGATTCTTGTCCTTGCTTTACCACTCACTGTAGCAAGATTTACCCTTCCGACAAGCTTAGATGTTTCCTCTACCTTAGTCCTGATAAGTGGAAGCATTACCTCTGGTACTGTTAATCCAACATTGGTTAATGCTCTCTTTTCCTTGATACATGATCTGATTTCGCCAAGGAAATTCTTAACTCCATCATCGGCGAAGAACCTATCTCTTTCCTGCATATCCATTCCATAGAATTTTCTTGTTGTCATTGTCTTTCTTTCTCCTCTCTCTTCTGGCTTTGCCGCTGGTTTTGGCTGTTCAGCCTCTGTATCTGCAAGATCTTTTTCTATAGCAGCTACATCATTTTCCAGCTTAGAAACCTCTTCATCATGTTCCTTCTTCTCTGTTTCAAACTTTTCAACTTCCTCTTCTACAGCCTGCTTTTCCTCATCAGTTTCAGCTTCACTTATAGCCTGTTCAAGCTCTGCTTCTCTAGTCTCAAAAGTGGCTGTCTTCGCTCTTGCTTCATCAAGAGCCTTCTTTACGTCTGTGAGCTTCTTACGAAGCATTAATGCCTTTAATGCCATTATTTTCCTCCTTTAATTCGTGCAGTCATCTGTGTTTTCCACAATTCTGACCTTCTCTTTTTGATATCCTCGTAATCCTTCTTACGAGCTGACACCGAAGTGTCCTCATATGCCGGGAATGTGCATACTGATACTTCATACAGCTTTACGCTCTTGATTGTCCAATGAACTGTTCCATCTTCCCGGTACTCGGTTTCCTGGTCAAGGATATCAAATCCAAAAGAACACTGGTCAACATCTCCACGCTTCACTCTTTCATACAGGTTCATTGCATCAGAATCTTTCGGATTAATTCTGATTTTTCCCCATAATCCGCGCGAATCAATTTTCAATTCAAGTGTGCCTGCTTTATTCCTTGCAAGTACTAAGTGCGTGTCATGGTCAACCAATGCCCGGATATCATCACCAAGCGCATTGTCGAAAGCGTGAGAATCAATAGATTCTGTTGCTCCCTGCCATAATTCGTAGTTGCTATTAAAAACGGAGAAGTATCCTTCAATGTAAAGGTCTTCTCCGTCTTCCCTCGTATTAAATTTGCTTTCTGCAGACCGAATCTGCATTCCTATATCTTTAATTTCCATCCGTATCTCCTTCCTGTATAAGTTTTTTCTGGTCTCCTATCTTATCCAGCGGAATATAATTTTCTAATAAGACAAGTTCATCAAGTCCCTCCATAGGAGATGCCCCAAGCTTATCTCTTACCTCATTTCCCGTAAACAGACCTCTTACATAGAGATTGCTGTATACATCACTGATTGTTTTAATATCATACGCATAAAGGCTCTGTACATTGAATTTCCAATACCAGTTAGGACTTATCAGCAATTTTCTAGTTAATTCCTGTTCAATTTCTTCTGCAATTGCCTTTATTTTCCGCGATATAAAATTGTTATATTCGTCTTTATTGTAATTTCCTACACCTAAAAGAAATGCTGGTATTCCAACAATAGATGCAACCGTCTTTTTATCAAGAACAACAGAATCGTTTAATGCTAAATCTCCTAGAGTCAATGGTCTTATCTCTTTTATATCAATCATTTCTCCAGGCAGCATCCAAGGCCTTCCCTGTTCTACCCCCGCTGTGTAATCCTCTAATAACTTTTCTCTGCCTTCTGGCGACTGGAACTCCTCTACAGAGGCATCTACTTTAACAATCAGGCTTGGTTGAAACTTATTTGACATAAATGCATTCTTTGTGTCTGATGCCTGTTTAAGATTCTGGGCTACATCTTTAAGCTCAACCGTTATCCCACGGCCTTTCCATGGATAATTTTCATCCGGGTTATATACGAAATGCAGTACATTATCAGGATCATAATATCGTCCATTTATCCCTATCTGATATCCATATCCATCCTGCAGAAATGATGTCTGACTTGGTGGGATTAATATCATATCTCCTAATATGCCATCGTCCGTTGTAGGATATACAACTGCATTCCCTTTTCCGCCAAGCAACATATTCATTACAATCCACTTTACCCATGTATGTCTCGTCATGAATCTGTTAGGGTTAATGTCAAGCTTCCTGCTTAATTCATTCTTAATCCTTATGTCGCCATTGTCTGTATTACACATCAGATAAATTGTCATTGACGCAATCAGTTCTGCTATTACTCCACATGCTGTCACTACTTCCGGATTTTTGTTTAATGGAGTATATCCATCACCACATAGCGTCGTATATGCATCTCCAGAAAGAAGGAATCCAACTGAAGCATCTCTTTTTACATTTTGTTTCTTTCTTCTTTTACTCACTTTTTACTTCCTCCAAACCAGCCTGACGCAATGCTGGATTTTTCCAGATTTTCCAAATACCTTATGCACGCAAAAACAGAGCAGTCAAATATATCTATTCGCTGCTCCGGCTGAACCTTATCATATTGAATCATGTCATCTGTTTTTTCTATTGCGCTCACATTTTCAACACAATATTCATAAGCTTCTGAGTGAAGATAGTACAATTTACCATCTTTAACAGCTTTTTCTATGTGTCTGAAACCTTCTGATTTCTTGTAAAAATACTGTGGCTGGTCAACAATCTTAAAGCCGGCTCTTTTCATTCCAATAAAATATTCCCTACAGAATTTTCTATCATGGCCTACTTCAATAATCTTGAATCCTTTCTTTCTCATGCTTATAAACCAATTAACTATATCTGCATGATTGACCGTTGCACTGTTGCACATATCCAGCCAACCATTATCTTTCCAACCAAACAGAGGAATATTATCTTCATCTGCTTTTTTATATGCTGCTGTAACAGGAAACCATGCATGAGGTATTATTATGTCTATCCCGTTATAATTACCATATAACGATGCAGCCGTAAGATCGTGCATCTTTGACAGGTCTGCGCCACCATACCATTTTATTGGTAGCTTCGCCAATTGTTCAAGTGTCCAACTATACTTAGAATCGGACCTCCTGAATTCTTCAATGTCAAAATATGCTTTAATAGCAGATGTATATACATTTAACGACTTTGCAAAGAAATCCTTTCTCTGCTGTGGATCATTCTGAGCCTGTAACGAATCATTCATTAGCTCTTCTGGACGAATGGATACCCCATAAGCAGGGTTGGCCATTTCATGTACCTTTGGATTCGTATAATCAATATCACCATTCTCATCAGGGTTAGCACAGCACATAAATATAAAATACTGTTCATCTTTAACTGTTCCATTTAAAACTTTCCTGCAATATTTCAATCTGTTTCCCAAAAATGAATTCTCATTATCTCCTGCTGTTGATATACCTATAATCAGTTTATTGGTGTATGCCTTCATAGCTTCTTTAAAAAGATTGTATTGCTTAGGCTTTTTTAAAGCATGTATTTCATCAACGATTGCAATATTGCAATTAAGAGAATCCTGTGCATCTGGATTTGCTGCTAATGCCCTTATATAAAAGCTCCCATCCGGGAGGGTGGCTTCCATACTGTGCTCATTGTTGTTATCAATAACATTTACGCTTCCCCCTTTCCTTCCTCTTACTTTCTTTTCCCCCATTGCTGTGACATTGTAATCAAGGAAATTAAAGCTTTCAAGTGACTGCATTAATGCCGCTGAAGCAATATAAACCTTTGACCCTGAACGTCTGTACCATAATGACAATGCCCATGCTAATGCAGCCGCAAAAGAAGTCTTTATGTTCTTTCGCGGTATAAATATAAGAGCCTCATGAAATCTTACAATGCCTGTACCCTTGTGATAAAAACCAACAAGGTTATATATTATAAATTTATGAAATGGCTCTAATAAAAAAGGAGTGCCTCTCAATGGTGTTCCATCGATACGCTCTCCCTGCTGATGCTTTATTGTTTTTTCAATTATCTGTATGCAGAACTCTGGCGCTTTGGGATTGACTTCATATTCTGGATTGTCCAGATCACGAAAGAATCTGTCTACTGCCTGCTTAAGTTCCAAACAAGCTACTTTCTTTCCATCTCGTATTGATTCTGCATATTCAATTACTGTACTCCAGTTCTTAGCTTTCAATTGAAGCAAGTGCTGCTGCAAGACCTGTCGGCTTCTCCTCTGGTCTTGCCCCTCCAATCTTCTTTAAGCTGGAAGGTGTCAATCCAAGTTCCTTCCAATACGACAACGCTGTCTTGTTAAGCTCATTCCATAGTACAATCTTAGGATTTGTTACCATGTTTGTCTTGCCTGCTTTATTGGTATACTCAACAATCATGTCTTCGTCATTTTTCTTATAATTTCCGTAAACTTTATCGCGCTGTTCCAGGGTATCTGCCAAGGTATTTATGACAGAGTTATAAGCAGCGTCATAAGTGCCTAATTTCTTGAGATTGTCCTTGATTTTTCTTCTCCATTTTTCAGACTCCATTTTGGCATTCCCCCTCCCTGATAATTTTTTGCAGAGTTGGAAAGAGTTCCCCTCCCCGGTCCCAGACGGCTTAAAAATTTTTCATTTAAACAGGGGGGGCTATGCTTTATGTCCGCCCTTTTCAGGGTGCATCTTATTGTGACATGCATTGCACAAGCTCTCAAGGTTAGAATCTATGTAAGCAAGCTCTGGATATTCATCAACATGCTTAATATGATGAACCGTGACCGCTTCTCTCTGTCGCCCATACTTTCTGCATTCAACACACATATACTTGTCCCGCCTTAATATTCTGGCTCTCTTCTGTTTCCATCTCTTACTGTTGTAATCAAATTCCATTGCAATTAAAAAGGGAATCCGTTTAAGATTCCCTTGCTCTTTCTGTAGTTTATACTATAACACATTTAAAACTGCAATTTACTGCAATCTTTTATAAATACATAATATCACATTTAAAACTGCAATTCACTGCAATCTTTTATCTGCTGCCAGTATATTGTTAATATACGTTGTACCGGTGCAACTTAGCGCTTTTTACTTATGTATTCATTCATAAGCCTTGTTATAACTTCCGCCTGACTCTCTCCGTTCTCTTTGCATTTATCAGCAAACGCTTCAACTATATCTTTCTTAAGCTTATATGACTTAGATACATACCCTGCTTTCTTCTGATACTTGGCAGATGCTATTGTCTGCTTATTAGGCTCTCCTACTGGCATCTATTGCTCCTCACTTTCTTTACTGTGTATATAATCATCTTTGCTATTCCTATCGCTATAAAAAATATTCCTAACTTACCTAACATACATTTGCTCCTTTCTTGAAACTATGTTATATTATTAAGTGGAACAGGGCTTTCGCCCCATTCCTTGTTTTCTAAGCTAACTTAGAAGCTTATCGAGAATAAGAAGAATTATTCCGATAACCAAGTCCGTTGCCGCACCGACCAGCCAAGTCTTTAATGCGTCTTCGGACTTTTCTTTTTTGTCTGACATATGTATCACCTCCTTACAAGTATATATTATCATATGGTGCACCATATGTCAAGCTTATTATTCTAAATTTCTAAGATATTTTTAGATTTCTAAGTGCTTCGCCATGTATATTATATATCTGTCGCATTGAATACGCTTCCCCTGCTTCTCTCATTTTTATTAATACTTCTGACCAATCATTGTTATCTGATGTGATATATCTATATATCAAAACCATCTGTTGCCTGCTATCTGGTAGTAGATATATAGCACTTATTATTTCATCACAAATTTTAATGTAACTTTCTTTAGCTTTCTCATATTCCTTTTCTTTATCTTCCAGTTTTACTATATAATCACTTAAATCGGAACTGTTATTTTTTCCTTTAGGCATTCCATCATTGCCCTTTGCTCCCATTATCTGTGCTGCTTTCAGTTCCTTTACTGCAAGTTCGGTTACTATCAGATTCCTTTTGGTTCTACGATATCTTTTTAACCATTTCTTTTTATCCTCATTTTCTTTAGTCACTCATGATTCACCTGCCTTTATATGTTCTGTATAGTGCCTTAATGATTCCAAGCAAGTAGTAGCTGCATAATGCATCAATTCAAACTCTCTATCAGACCAATTTATTTTCCAGTTTTTAATTCTTGTTTTTATATCCTCAGTCACCTTATCATATAAGTCTATAACAGCCATATTCTTGATAGTTTCTATATCTTCAATTTCCAAACGCACAATGATTGTGTTTGGTTCTCGCCATTTCTTTAATTCTTCTAACCAATCAGTAAGTTGTTTATAATGTTCCCATTTTGTCTGATAGAATTTTCTCTCTTCCAGCGTGCCTTCATCACACATAGCATGTTCAAACTCATAACTTTTCTGTCGGAACTCTAAAATACACTCATCGATTGTCACTTTTCCCTGCCCCCTTTACAATTGCAATCAAATACTCAGTAATACACTCAAAACACATTTTGTCAGCACACTCTCCATTGTTGTATTTGATTCTGCAGTAACTTTCACTGCCGGCCTTTGTTTTTTCAGCTTCCAGCAGTTCAATAATCTTATCAATGTCATAGGCTGTAGGCTGTTCGTCTATATCTCGACAGAAAGCCTCTGCTATTTGCCTTGCTAAATTCCTATATTCTTCAGTTTTAAGAAGTCCCTCATTGTCTTGAAAGCCTTTCATAACATACTCTTTAAAAATATCTGCATCAATCAGTCTCATGTTCCCTCCTGACAAACATCTCTCCATCGCACCAGAAGTAATCTTCCGCCAGCATGTAGTTCTCTATAACTGTCTTATTGTTACATGTATATGTTCCGACTGCTGCCATGCTCTTAGAACACTGCTCACAGCATGTATATTCATTCAGGTGCTTATGTCGTCTTCTGCTCATCCGGACACCTCTCTATCTCCATTGCAATACCGTCTTTCTTTGTTATTTTCCACATAATCGTCTCCTTCTACTTTCTCAAAATAAAACTTCACATTATCCGACATATGCTTTACTATACCAAACCGCTCCGCCACTTGATAAGGTATGCTGTCACGCATAAGCCTTTTATGTATTTTTGAAAGATACTTTCGAAATCCCTCGACATCTAAAGTGGCTTTATAGTGGTTGCAGCTCCTACAAGCTGGCATGTAATTTGAAATGTCGTCTGCTCCACCTATCCTAAGCGGTGTTGCATGGTCTACCTGCATATCTTTGTAAGCTATTTCTGTACCACAATAAGCACAATGTCCGTTATACATGAGATATACAGATTGTCTCACTTTTTTAGATATTGCTTTTCTTTTATTCATTCTTACCTCTCAATTCTTTCAGTTTCACCTCGGCTTCGGCTTTTGTGAGGAATACCGAATTATTAAACCTGTTCTCAACAACCGATAACAATAAGAAAAACAAATCAACATTAGAAACCTCAACGATTCTTCCTTGCACAACATGATAAACTGTATCTCCCACCTTGCAAGGCAACTTGATAAGTCTGCCCTGTTCCTCTAAGTCCTCATATTCTTTCAGTTTTTCTCTTAAATCAGCTATCGCCCATAAATTACGATAAAACAATGCCAGAAGTCCTACTGTACTATCTATTTCTACTGAAAGCATAGAACCCATATATTCCTCAAATTCTTCATCTGATAAATCAGTTAAATCTACATTGCAAATATCTTTCATAAGACTTCTTGCAAGCTGCCTACTGTCAATGTCTAAATTGTAATCTCTGTATCTTGCATTACGCTTATTATCTATATAGCAACTATTATGTGCCAGTTCAATCATAGACATATCAGATGTATTTTTATTACTTGTAAGTCTTTTCATTTGCCTTCCTCCTTCTGCTGCCATCTCTATTGTATTTATCCGCCGACTTATAGAACGGACACGGCTTGTCCTCCTTGGCACAATATAACTCAATAAGCCCCTTACAATCTTTCTGTTCCAGATTAATCATAATACAATCTCTATTGACCATCATTACTACCTCCCTCAAAAAGTCCCTTTAATATTGCATTAGCCAATTTATCCAACTTTTCATCTATTTTTCTATCAAGTTTTTTTGATACCTCTTCCTGCTCTTCATCTGTTAAAAGTGCCAGTTCACAGGTTTTCTTAATTCTTTCTTCAGCAAATGCCTTATCAATACCTGTATTAAGCATTGCTCTATATACAGTCTGTATTGCTGTTCCTAATTCTCCAACAAGTATTACTGGTGTTCCTTTTATTTCAATTCTATTTTTATCACATTTAATCATAATCATTCTCCATATTCTGTATTTATGCGGTCTACAGAGCTTTTAAGTGCTCTAATTCTTCCGCCAATGTAACCGCGTTTATTCGTGCTGCTTCTATCCGCATATTATCCGGTGTTGTATCAGATGCGCTGTAATCCTCGATAAACAGAGTAATCTTGCGATGTGCATCACATATTGCTTCCCAGCAATTCATATAGTTTCCAAGTGCGTCTACTTCGTCCTCACATTCTGTATTTATCGCATTTGCTGGCATTTCTGGCTCTGTTTTTTCTTTCTCTGCAGAAACTTTTTCAAAATATGGCGGTTTTTCCTGCTGCTTATCCACAAATGTATCTGTTTCCTGCACATTTCCTGTGGAATCTGCCTTATTATTGCCGTTTTCCGGTAAATACTCCGGATGATTAAGCACGCTGTCCTGCCCTGGTATCTGCTCCTCTTCCGCATTCTCTTCTACCGGCTGTGGCTTAGGTTTCTCAATCTTGGCTTTCTGCACCTTCTTTTCTTTCCTCTGCACTGGCTTTTCCTGTTGCACCGGTGCAATTTCTGCTTTTTTCGGATATTCCTCTTGATAGATGCTCGTCCACGCCTTAGCCGGATCTTCTGTATCCACTGCCATGTTAAATATATTTATCACAGCTTCCGCAATGTCCTCTATGTTCCACTCTGTCTTATCCATGCTTCGCACATTGGTTATCGTTATTCTTCCAGAGTCTGCCTTGATACTTAGCATAAGGCGGCCAACGCCCTGCAGGCGCACTGAATATATCATTTCTCCTGTAGGAGCTAATATATCTATCAGCTCCCCTGTCTCATATGATGATGTATGTATCTTCATAAACAGCTCCGGATTGTCATGAAACAGCTGATGAAGAACCTGTTCAAGCTCATTAAGTTCTTTCACTCTTTCATCTTTACCCTCGATCAAAACCTCTATGTCAGATATCTTCTTTTCCTCATCGATTTCCTTCTTAATGTCCTCTATTTCAGATTTAGAATAATCCGGGGATATTTCCTCTATGATTTCATCTGGCATATTAAGCATTAAAGCAAGTTTGGCATATCCAAATCCTTTATACTTATCCTCCAGGGTAGAATCATCTTCTTTACTTCCAAATCTCTCATTTATAGCAATAAATCTGGACACCTGTGTCTTATCCAAACCATATCTTGTTTTAGCATAATCAATTACATTGGCATACGGTGTATCCTTAAGAATATCTGTATCTCTGGCCACTTTTAAAAGATAGCCTATTCTTATAAAGCTTTCCGCACTCTTACTAAATTCTGTATCCAATGCCTGCTGCCACTCATCAAATGTTCCTGTAGGTATTATCTCTATCATATTTTGCTTCTCCTTCTGCTAAATTGCCTGCATAAAATCCGCTTCCAGAACATCCGCAAGTAACTGTCCAGCCAACTTACCACGCCATACCTTCTTCTGTTCCTCTCTCAGCTTCTTATACTCTTCCTTACGCTTTTTATCTGCTTTTATTCCCTGCTTTATTTCTTCCGCATTCATAACCTGCTTAAAATGCTCCATAAATTCATATAGAAATGGTATTGCTGGCTCAAGGTCTGGGTTCTGATTGTCTCCAGTTGTTCTTTTCTGCCTTATGTTTCCGGAAGCCTCTACTTCAAGTGTGTACCAAGGCATATCTTTCTGGTTAGTCTTCCTCAAAAAAAACGGATATGCTTCTCTCTGCTGGATCCTGTCGTAGTAAAAATCTGCATGGTCCATACAATGATTTAATGCTATCCCTTCTCGAACCATATCCTCTATACATACAGGTGCTACAACCGAATATTCGTTATTGCTGTATTCATACTTCTTTAAATCTGGCAGAATCTTATTGCACAATGGCCATTCTTTTTCTAACTTTTCCGTCTGATCCTTTATAGATGTTCCACGAGAAAATAATATTGCATTCATATGTGCCTGTTCGAGATTCTTCGGCATAGAAATCTGCGTGCTGGCAATATTCCATTTATTTTGTTCTGCAAGGCAATAATAATCCCTGTATGTAATAAATGTCTGTTTAAAGGTCTCTCCGCTTAATATCTGCTGCCGTCTTATGTAGTTGTATACTTTCAGATATTTTATTGGCTTAGGTAGAAAATTAAGTTCACTTATTTTTATTTCGTTTTGCCCGAATTCAGATATCATGCTATCTGGCCATATTGTATTTACCATCTTTTCATATTGCATCCACCTCAGTGTCATAATTGTAGGTGTCATCTCTTTTAATCTTTTTAAGCGCGCGTTATCGATTTTAAGCATCTTGGCTAATTCTGTTTCATTTTGATTCAGAAGTTTTTTATCATAACAACTTTTAATCATTTCACTAGCTAAACCTTGAAGATTAATTTTCATAAGCTTTTCTACAACAGGGTTTCCTTTTTCAATATATAAATATCTCGCTGGATTGCATGGAAGATTTGTCCACAAGTCAATCGCACTGTTTCTTAATACTGTCTTCTTTAAAGAACTTAGATTTCTGGTGTAAAGTTTATTCTTTTTCCTGTAGTACTCATATGGCAATGCACTTTCCTGCTTGCAAAATCGCATATATTTATTCTTATACGCTGTGTATACATATGTTGCAATTCTGCCATCAGCATACATGAAGGTTCTCTGACATTCACGAAAGCTCCAATCCGGCTTGTTATATGTAGCATTCCTGTATGCCGAACTGACTTCGTATTCCCTAATAATCACACCATTCTTAATTTTCTGAATGCAGTATGTATTTACTGTCCGTGTATATAAACCTTTTATCTTACTCCTGAGCTTAAATATAATTTTCTTATGACAGCAGGGACACTTGCCTTCTTGATTTCTTTTTGGTTTTATAAGTGGAACTTCCTTTTCGCAATAAGAACAGTATCCGGTAGAACTATGAATACTTTCATAAAAAATAAAATTTTCTTCCATTGCATCATGCTTGGACCATCTTTCAAATCCAGGCAAAATAGACGGAGTAAGTGCCAACTCTTCATCCCACGGCTCTTGTTCTTTCTTCTCAATTCTTTTAATATCACGTAAATTGCAGCGGTGCTGATATTCTATTAATCCTTCAATCCCGTTTCTATTGGTATTTAAAAATTGTTTTATTTCATCTTTACCGCTATAGCTTTGCCAGATTGTTTTCTTTCTAATTTTAACATCCGGTTCGTAGTCGAAGAATCTTATTGTATTAATTCTATTTAAGTTACATACCTGTGTTTTTGTCCATCTTATCTCTCTTCCATCTGAAGAATCTCTTTCTCTTGTAATGTATTCATCTCCAGCAGGATTGCAGTAGATTTCATAAGTTGGATACTTAAAGCCTTTTGCAACATCCCTAGGAAAAAACATTGCTATCATCAGAATTTTCCCTCGACTCTGACATCTAATCATTAAGTCGTATTTCGTGCTGTATGTATATGTACGCCAGCTATATTTATATATAATCGGATTATCAAGTTTATTTTCTTGTGCAATCCTTTTCATTGCTGGTGTCGCATATATCCGTTTTAGTGTTCTTAATTCTTTTCTTCGCATATGGCAACACCCCGCAATCCATAATATTTATTTGCCTTTATAATTGTGCCGTCTACATATAATGCCTGAATATGTTCAATTTCCCGACTGTGTTTTTTCTCTTCTATCAGAAATATATAAGAACCTTTAACGCCCTTGCCTTTCGGTTTTTTACCTCTTACTATAATAAAATCTCCTCTTGTATTTACTATCCCTGCATTGTCATTAAGATGTGTTGCTTTTTCTTCTCTATCTGGATGCTTTCTAATATACTCACATGCCATAACTGCAAGCTGTATTCTGCTTATTTCTTTCAGAAGTGTAATTTCCGTACAGGACATTCTTGTGCCACTTCCGTCCTGATTAATTTCTCCACCAGCTTCTACAATAAAAAATCTAGAATTCATTCCGCTGTAATAACCTAATGCGCATAATGGGTTTTCAGCACAATGAAAACCGTTATGTGCACATTTAGCCTCATTTTCTTTATATGTTTTTCCTGGTTCATATTGCATAATGCCTTTCCCAAGAGTGGCGCATAAGTCTGAATCAAATGCTTTAATTGCTCTCATATATACCTCCTATTTCAGATAATATTCATTGCACATTTTCTTAATCTCAGTTCTGTTAGGAATACCAAGATAAACCGGTCCTCTCATGTTTTCTTTACCGTCTTTTACCTTTGTAATTTCAATTATTTTATTGCTTATAAGTTCTTTAGTATCAAACGCTCTTGCCAACACCTTACTCATAAATACTTTAAGACTCTTGTCTTTACGTCTGACTGCTGCCCTTACTTTTTCATCATTAGTGCACACATCAATTACTATGTCATACCAATCTTCTAAGACGCCTTTAATTTCAAGATCTGTTTTTTCAATTTTTAATTTTCCCAGTGCCGCCATAAGCGGATTGCACAGTTCTGTCACATCTCCTGCTATATAATCCTCGGCATCAGCCGAATCAAGGCCATTCTCTCTTGCTATATCTCTTACAGCCTGTGTGTCTCCCTGCGCAAGCTGTGCGGCTGCTGCCTTGTTAATCTCTTCTGCACTATCAAACTCTCCAAACACTTCAAACATATTGTGTCCTCCTACAAATAATTTTTCATGAATAACTGCATCCACTCACTATGACTGAATACCTGTTCAAATCTCGTTTGACCTGCTCTTATGAGCTTTAAGTCTGTTTCCCTGCATTTATGTACAGCTTCCTTGCCCGTTCTGTGATGTTCTGGACACAGCCACACCTTTAAACCGTAATGCTCTGATATCTTTCTGTTTGCCGTTCCATGCATTATGTGATGGCACTCAAGCCCACCAGATGGAAGCGGTCTGAAAATGTTATTCTGCGTCATTATCTGCCGGCATATATAACATTCTTTTATGTCCTGCATTATGCTTTCCATATGTCTCCTTTCCCCGCCCCGCGCACAGGGCGGAACTGCTGCCAGATTTTGCTATGTGATATATTCTTAACCGCGTACACGGATAAGTATGTAGATACTTTTAGAGTAAAATGCTACTCCCATTCTGATTTTATGCGGCTTTGTGCCGTTATGAGTTATATGTTGTCTACCTCTGGATGCTGGCATACATATAACTGTCTCTCCAACTTCGCTATCTCTCCGCCAAGTATCGTAAGATTAGCAACCTTAATGCTTGTTTCATCCGCTGTTTTACAGGGTGGCATCATGTACGCCGCTTTTCTTAGCCACTTAAGGCGAGCCAGCTCCTTTTTTATCTTTATCTCGTCCATGTTGCCTCCATCTTCTTAAGCTCATATTCCATCCACTTTGTAAAATCATGCGGCTCATCCGACCAGCTTATAACATGTCCTCGGCTTACATTAAGGTACTGCTGCCACAAATCCGCATTCTTTACCGGCTTACCTGTCTTTTTCTTCCAGCTGTCCTTTTCCCACTGTTGTGGCCAAGCATTTCTACAACTGTTTAATACATGCTCACATTCTGTATTTATGCGGATTTCACAGTTTTCATGGAAACGCATAAGTGCATGTATTATTGCCTGCAGTGTTGCCTGGTTCTCTGTTACATTCTCAAGTGTGCCTTTTCCATTACGGACAAATTCCTTGCCATTAATAACTATCTTTAAGACATACATGTATGCGACATGCTTACGGACTGCTGGTCCTCTTGCACTTGTTTTTATATAAACATCTACTTTCTGCACTAACCACACTCCCTTCCTTTATGTCGTCGGAACTTGGCTTCATAGTATCTAAAGCCCATCTCAGATATTCCGGTTCTCTCAGAATCCTTAACCATGTAATATCCTTGTTTCTCGTACTTGCGTATTGTGCTTCTCCTTGTTTTATCTGCAAACGTATTTGCATTAACTACCTGTTTTACAATCACTGGCTCTTTTAAATTTCTTGAAGAATTCCATCGCTTACCAATTCTTCTGCCAAGAGTCTCCTCTGTCTTATTTGCATACTTAACAAAATACTGAGCAATTCTTGTGTAGTCATTGTCACTGTCCAGTGGCTTTACATGGACAAACCCTTTGTTCCAACATCTCTTTAATACACGCACATCACATACACTCATGATCATGTGAATATGATGCGCTCCCTTGCTTCCTATCTCTTTAACATAGATGTACTTTAGAGGACCAATGTTCTCAAATTCTCTCCTCAAAGCTTTTAGCAGATTGCGAATATCTACTGTCATATCATCAGGTGTGGGAGGTCGGCTCTCCCTGGCATAAGTCCATGTAACCAACATTCCTGTCTCATCTGTAAAATTGGTATTCATCTTTGCCGCCAGCTTTCTTTCTGCCACTCTCCGGTTTATGGTTTCCTGTTTCGCTGTTGTTACCTTCTCCCGGCTCTCCCTTCTTTCCCCTCGACAGTTATATCTAAGGGTGTGATATCGTCTTATTGTTATTACGCTACCTGCTATACATATTTCCTTTATGTATGGCATTAAAAATTGTCTCCTTGGTTCTTAACTTAATTAATACAATCAAGTTTTTATGGGGATTTCTCCCCATTATTTTTCTTGATATTCACATCAAATATTGACTTTATTCTTAAAATGATTTATTATGTATTCAAGTTGTTACGCAACTTGTCGATTTGGTTCGAGCCGCTTCTTCAAGCGGCTCTTTTTATTTACTCTGTCTTATCTTCTGTGACCTTATGTTCTCTACGGACATGAAGGCGTTCATCACTATCAAGGTACACACTGTAGGTAACCCCCCCATCTTTAATTGTGAGCTTATCAAACTCACTTCTCATAACAGGTCTTACTGCAGCTTTCAGTACCTCTCCTATCTGTTCACTGTTAGCAAGCTTCAGGCACTCGTCTTCTGCCTTACGCACTCGCCTTTCTACATTCCACCATGCTCTTGCACCTTCACATTTGCAAATCTTAGTCGCTTCCTCTGAAATGTATGTATCCCAATCATCTGGTTTGTCTTCATATGAAGCTACAATATCATCATTAATCTCAAGCATTGCCTGCTGCCCGCAATACATGCACTTTCCCAAATATGTACTTTTAGTCATTTACGCCTCCCTGAGTCTATAACTCCCCACTGGAACTCCATTTCTATTTTCTAACTTATGTAATCTGCACATCCACTTAGCTGCATCTTCAATGCGTCTATCGTCTACCGCCGCATTAATGCGCCTGTTGTATGCAATTATCAAACCTATGTCTCTCATCTTGCCTCCTTACTACGGACATACCCCATAGCACTTAGCCCTTGCTCATTGAGGCGCTGTCCGTATTCTTTCTTCTTATTCTCATCCAGGGTTGAGAAATCTATTATCTTCTCCCCATCTATAATCTTTATAACTATATTCACTCTCTCACCTCATGGCTCTTTATGTTTTATATGCTACTTACGGTCTTTAGGTTCATGACATAAAGCCAATACTGTTAAACAAGTAATTACTGTTATTGCTACTGATATGTAATTCATTCAATCCTCCTTCATTTTCACCCAATCTTCTACATCTTTCTGTGTCATTCTCATAGGAGCAAGCTTTGCACCCCAGTATTCCGACTCTACTGTTACAACCTCAATGTTTTCTTCCTGCATATACCGGAGTAAATCTTCCGGTCTGCCAAAATTGGCATATTCAGTTCTTGTAATCATTACCTGCTCCTTTCTTAAAGTGCTTATAAATATCCTTGTTAAACTCTTCTTTTGCTTTTATACTTATTTATTAGGAATCCGACATTCCCTAATAAATGCAAAAGGAGTTTTCTATGGAATTTTCAACATCTGATATCATTCAATTAATAAGCATACTTATATCTTCACTTATAAGTATCATTGCTGTTATCATCTCAGCGGTTTCCATTCACCAAAACACAAAATCTTTAGAAGAATCTGTCAAACCCTGTATCTCTATTTATGTTGAGCAAATAACTATATGTGAACAGCAATCATATTTTGTGGTAAAAAACTTTGGTGCAAGTGCTGGCATAATTACCGATTTCCAATTTCTTAATCCACCCGATAAAATATCACAATCACTGTCAGTAAATCTTAATAGACTTAAGGGCATAATTTTAGCTCCTGGACAATCAAAGTTAATTTCCCTTGATTGTCAGATATTCAAGCCTGATACAATTTACACATTCATCATTACTTATAAGAATGGCAAAAAAACTTATACTGACAGATATGAAATAAACATCAGAAATTACACTCAGATTCCTACTAGCCGACCTGAAAACAATTCTAAATATGTACTAAGCAATTCTTTAAGAGAAATAATTGAACGAATGATTTAACCAGGAATAGTGTTTCTTTTTACATCATCAATAATCTGCTTAAAAAAGCTTTCTAAATCTGCTATTGATAAGCTGTGTTGATTTGTTAAATGTAATATTTCACTAACCAGTTCGTTGTACTCATCAGTTTCCATTGACTTGCTTGCCAGTGTTACTGAGTTGTATATATTGGGATTAACCCATTTGACATAATTAACCAATCCTTTCACTCTCTCACCTCCTCGAATAGATAATTGCTTGTGCAAATACTATTTTGCTCTTATACTTAATCTCAGGTTATTACCTCAACTAATCAACAATTAGAAAGGAAATATAAAACATTAAATTAAACCCTGACTGCATTCGCGATATACTTATAGCCGTTGAAAACAATACTGACTTTACTCATTCGTTTGTTTATTCAATTTCAAATTCTTCTATAGAGTCACTTGCAAATTACTCTCATGAAGAAATCATTTATCATATCTCACAATGTGATAAAGCCAATCTTATAGATTCTGTTCAATACATGGACGGTGGAGATTGTGTCGTCATTGGTGACTTATCTCCTGAAGGTCATAAATTTTTAGCCGACATTCGTTCCGATACTGTTTGGAATCGTGTTAAAGACATATCAAAAGAAATAGGTCTTGCTTCATTGTCCTCAATCACTCAGATTGCTACAGGTGTTGCTACTAACATCATCAAATCTCATTTAGGGCTTATTTGAACAAATGCTGTATCACAAATCTGGAACATTCATTCAATTCTTCTTTTGTTGGATGAATGTTTTTCTTTTCTAATAATGCAGCCGCTGTTAATACACCAATTTTGTTCTTAATCCAACCACCTGCACATATTACTGTTGTTGCCAAAAATAACACCGCCATCTTGTCACCTCCTCGAATAGATAGTTGTTTTCATTCTGAAAACTTATAAGGTAAAAAAATATTAGCAACTGGTATATTACATAATTCGCAAAAAAGATGTAATTGTGCCTTACTTATTTGTGTTTTCCCATTTTCCAGATTTGCCAGTGTCATTCTTGATATTTCCATTTCTTCTGCAAGCTGTGCCTGCGTCTTTCGTGCATTTACTCTAGCTGCTGCCAGTGATATTTTGATTGGTTCTGCTACTTTTTCCAATATTCATATCCTCCTTTCACGATTATACTACTCCCCTTTTTGAAAACTGTCAATACATTTTGAAAACTTTTTTTGCTTTTTGCTTGCTTTAAGTTTTCTTTTTGATATAATAATGCTATAGAAAGGAGCTGAACTAAATGGGAACTAATAAATTTGCAGAAATGCTTAAATACTATTTAATGATGAATAACAAAACACAATCTGATTTAGTTAATGACCTTGGTTTTGACAAATCCACAGTATCAAATTGGTGTGCTGGATTAAGGGTTCCCAAGGTTGATGTTATTATAGATATAGCAAACTACTTACATGTAAATGTCGGAGATCTAATCGAAGATAACAGGAATGAAGATACCTACTACCTTGATGATGATGCCAGAGATATGGCTCAGTTTATGTATGAGAATCCTGAATACAAAGTTCTCTTTGACGCTTCTCGCAAGGTTAAGAAAGAAGATATCGACTTTGTTAAACAGATGATAGATAGAATGTCAAATAAAGGGGATGATTAATATTACAACTAATGTTATTTACGCAGATATGCCTCCTACAATAAAGGCATACACTGTTAATAATAATGATGATTCTTTTACAATCGTGCTCAATTCTCGCCTAAACCGAGAACAGCATCTTAAATCATATCATCATGAATTAACACACATCGAAAATGGAGATTATGACAGACAATGCAAAGATGTTGATTTTGTTGAAATCTTTGCACATCAAAACTAAGGAGGGATACTATGAGAGAGCAAAAAGGTAATAGTTTATTACTTTTTCCAAATGATTATACAGTAATTGATATTGAAGCAACTGGTTTATCACCAGAATATGATGAAATAATAGAAATATGCGCATTAAAATATCGCAACAAAACATTAATTGATAAATTCTGCAGCTTGGTAAAACCAACCTCACCTGTTGATGAATATATAACATCTTTAACAGGAATCACAAACGATATGTTAATATCAGCACCTGTAATATCAGATGTTATTCCTTTATTATTCAATTATGTTGGAAATGATATTATCGTCGGGCACTCTGTAAATTTCGACATTAATTTTATATATGATTCATGTATTCAACATTTATCTAAACCGTTTACAAATGATTATGTTGATACCCTACGAATCGCAAGACTTTTACATAAAGAAGAACCTCACAATAGGTTGAAAGATTTATCTCAAAGATACAATTTATCATACGACAATGCACACAGAGCTGAATTTGATTGTTTACTTACCAACAAAATATTATCAATATTTAATGATGAATTTATTAATAAATATGGCAATAATGAAACTTTAAGTCATATATTCAGCACCCCAAAATCCAAGTTAAAATCATGTGATATTTCAACTAACAAGACAGACTTTGATATAAGCAACCCTATTTATGGTAAAACTGTTGTATTCACTGGCACATTAGAGAAAATGGCGCGAAAAGAAGCCATGCAAATGGTTGCCGATTTAGGTGGAATTAATGGTGATGGTGTAACAAAAAGCACCAGTTTCTTGGTATTAGGAAATAATGATTACTGTACTTCAATTAAAAATGGTAAAAGCAATAAGCAAAAAAAGGCTGAGTCTTATAAATTAAAAGGATATGATATAGATATTATTTCAGAAAATGTTTTTTATGATATGTTAAATCTATAATATGGATGCAATTATACTACTCTCCTTTGCACATCAAAATTAGAGGTTATATATATGGTATATGGAAGATGCGAAATACTTAATTGGCCTGAGTTTAATAATGAAATACATGCTCTACCAGAGCAGATACAAAAGCAGGATGCTGCAATGAAATATAATGGCAGCTTTTACATAGATAAGAAGTTAGCCGCTGGGCGTTTTGGTAAATATAGAGCAAGCTTAAAGCAATGCACCTGTCCTGAATTTGAATCCAGTAAATTACCTTGTACACATATGTATCTAATAGCTTTTTATTCTAAATCTATTAAGATAAATAGATTTTTACATTACTTAAAATAAAAGCCCCTGTGCTACCAACACAAGAGCTTTTACCACGATACTTACATAAGCAGTGCCTATGATATAATACCGCCCTGAACAAGCCATATTATATCATTCTGAACACCGCTTTTGCAAGTAGGTGTATTTTTTATACCCATTTTTAGAGTTGCACCGGTGCAATTCGCATATATTTTACAGAAAGGATGGTTAATATGGCTACAGATATTGCAAACATGAAAGTAGCATGTGCTTATATTCGTGTATCTACAGACAAGCAAGAAGAACTCTCTCCTGATGCACAGAAGCGGCTCCTGATAGATTATGCTAAAAAACATAATATGTCTCTTCTTGCTGAAAATATTTATATAGACAATGGTATCTCTGGAAAAAAAGCTGATAAAAGACCTGAATTTATGAAAATGATTAGTCTTGCTAAAAGCAAGGAACACCCTTTTGATATTATTCTTGTGTGGAAATTCAGCAGATTTGCCCGTAATCAGGAAGAATCTATTGTTTATAAGTCATTGTTAAAAAAGAACAATGTAGAGGTCGTAAGTATATCAGAACCACTCATTGACGGTCCTTTCGGAAGCCTCATTGAAAGAATAATTGAATGGATGGACGAATATTATTCTATCCGTCTATCTGGAGAAGTCCTTAGAGGTATGACAGAAAAAGCCCTAAGAGGTGGCTACCAATCCTCTCTTCCACTTGGTTACCGAATGAATAAGGATACTGGCATACCTTACATATATGAACCTGAAGCTATAATTGTAAGAAAGATATATAAAGAATACGTTGCCGGCCACAGTTATTTAGAAATTGCCAGAGAGCTTAACGCTCTTGGATATAAAACAAAACGAGGTGCAGCCTATGAAGGCAGAACAGTTGAATATATATTGAGCAATCCATTCTATTACGGAGCTGTACGTTGGAACAGACAGAAGCACGATGACCATACTATTAAGGATGTTGGTGACTGGATTATTGTTATGGGTAAACACCCAGCAATCATTGACAAAGAAACATGGGACGAGGTACAGCACCTTATGGCTTTAAGAAGCCGTCCTTATAAAGCAAGAGCAGCTGGACACATGAAGCACTGGCTTGGTGGAATTGTTAAATGCTCCGACTGTGGTGCTTCACTTATTGCCGGGCTTAATGCTACCCGCTACCAATGTGGTAATTACAACAAAGGAAAATGTTCTCATAGTCACTTTATCAAGACTGCTGCCCTTGAGGAAGCTGTATATGAAGCATTTGACCGTGTAATGCAAAATCCGGATGAATTGCACTATGAACTCAAAAAACCTTCAAATGAAGCGAATGCAAATGACAAGGATATGATTCTTAATCAGATCTCTAAGCTTAGTGATAAAGAAGCCCGGATAAAACAGGCTTATAGAGATGGTATAGACACCATAGATGAGTATAAAGAGAATAAACAGATAATCGATAACGAGAGGAAGGCTCTGGAAGCACAGCTTTATTCTCTTAAAACATCTGAAGCTGATTCCTCTGATGAAATGCTTCAGAATATAACATCTGTTCTAGGCATCATCAAGGATACTTCTAAAGATACATTAACCAGGGCTAACGCTATTAGAAGCGTTGTGGATCATTGTGTTTACGATAAGGAAAATGACAAGTTAGAAGTGTATTTCTTTTTACAAAAATAGAAGGGAATAATCCCTTCTATTTTTAATTAATATTATATATTTTCCACAATGTATCTATTAAAAAGCAAAAATTCTTATTCACATTTTTTGCTTGTTCTAATGCTGTTAATTACAGGTATTGCTATTTCCTGCATTACCTGTTTTAGTTCATCTTGTGTAGCTTTTCTCTCCTGTGCTTCAACAAGATTTACTACCCCGTTAGGAACAGTGCAATCATATTCCATCGAATATAAAATAATTGCCTCATAGAATTTAGAGACGTCCACTGTTTCTACTGCAAATTGGATTTTATGTAGCAATGCTACCTCCTTTGCCTGCTCTTCATTAAGCAT